GGTATAATCTGAATAGGCTTTTCTTTCTCTACATAGACCACTTTCTCGTAAGGTACTTCGATAATACTAATAATCGTATCCGAGTCGCAGATGGCGTCTATAGTAATCGTGTCGTTCACCTTTACTATCTCCACCTTCAGCCTGTCCTTCACGAGTCTGATAGTATCGTGTTGCTGCAAAATCACAGTATCCGTGATACCCACAGGCTGCGTTACAAGAGTGTCCACTACAACCAATGTGTCTTTTTTCAGAATCGTTGGGTCTTTCTTGACAGCTTTCTTTAAGTGCCAAGTTGCGCTGCAATTCGTTAATAACAGCAATAGAGTTAATTTTACCAGCCATTTCATTATCTGTAGTTTCTTCCAAGTCTCATCATTAGTTTGACGAAGTCGGCATCTTCCTTACCTTTCTTCTTTGTAATCTTACCTTTACTTGTATCGTATATAGCCTTTGTTCCAGAAGCATCCATTTTTCTACCATATACTTTGGGAAAAGGGTCTACAAGCTTCAGAGGTTTCTGCTCTTTAAATCTCTTATTGCTGAGTTCTAATTTATCTTCAAGCGGTTGAATAGTTATAGGGTCTATATATTCAAAACCCAATTTGTCTTTCTTTACAGGTGTTCCGAACCAGCCCATACCTGTGGCATTTTGACCGCCACCGTATTTACCAAAATCAAAAGTAGCACTACCGTCTGGATTGTATTTTGACTTTTTTTTATCTATTGCGACCCAGTCTCCATCATCAACATCAGCAACATAATTCATTGAAGAGCTAGCCATTTCACCTATTTTATTCATAGGTGTTTTTTTAGAAATTAACTCACGTAAATATCTAGCTAATTGCCTATTAGTAAGACCTTTTGGTGGGTCTATCTTTCCTCCTTTGTTGTATTTCTTCTTTGATTTCATATTGTATCAAAATCTATATATGTTATTGTTACTTCTTCCCCTTCTTCCAAAGCTTTAGCAATCTTAGGGTAAATTCTTTTATACGCATTAACAGACGAGCCAACAAAACCATTGCTATCGCCAAAATTCGCTTGTTGACTATCACCAACAATGAGACACCCAGCAGTGTGTTCGTCAGTGTTACCAGTATGAATAAGGATATACTCAAAGTTAGGTACATCACGAACCCATAACATTCCTTTGTGCATTTCTCCATACTTTTTTGAATATCTACCATGAAAGCCTCCAGTCTTGCGTAGAGTGATTTTATACGTTCCAGAAGGGACTCTTGTCTCCCCCATCACTTTCTCGTCTCTATGCTCATCCTCAAGGGTGTAGCAGAGAAACTCTCTCTTGCCACCAGTCTTGTCGAACAATAGTCCATTGGTACTATCCTTCTGACTGCTAAATCTCAATACTTCTAGCTCCATTACTTCTTGGCGAATTTTTCTAACCCTGCGATTCCAAAGCTGCCTAAAGTTACAAAAACAAAGCTGTTGTATGTAAACTCATTGATAACTAAGTCTTTGCCCATTAATCCACTGACAATGTCAGCAACCATAACAATAACCATTACAGCGAATGAGAGAAAACCGATGATGGTCTTCTCATTGTATTCATTCTTATCCTTAAAAATCTCTCCAAATGACATAATCTTTCTCATTAATCGTTTCATAGTATTATATGCTTTAATTTAATTTTGTTTCAAATGATACATAAACTCTTTATTAGGATTGTAACCTGCACGAGAAAGACCGTTAGCAATATCTTTCTTGACATCATCTTCAAGGTCATTCCAACTATCAAAACCATAAGACAGCTTAAGTTTAGCTGCTGCTGCAATAGGGCTTGCTGAGTATTTAATCTCAATAAACACTGGGTCAACCTCAAATCCTTTAGCCATATTCTCAATGTATGCTTTACCGAATCTCTTACGCTCTAATGGTAGAGACTTCAAGTAATCAGATGCTGCCTTAGGAAGTTTGTCTCCGAACTTGTACTCGTTATTCTTGAAGATGTTTATGATATCCTTCTTCACCTTCTTCATATCTCCACGCTCATGCTTGTCGATATCCTCCATCAATTTCTTTTCATTGATGTTGTATTTCTTGTCTGGAGCAGTGTAGATAAATGAACGCTTGAGACCCAAAGTATAATCAAAAGTCTTTTTGTCCTTGTCTTTAAATTGAACACCCTCTTTCTCATCAGATGTCTTAATCATAGCATCAGTGATGCTGTACAAGAAAGATATAACAGAGTTAGACTCATTAGTAACAAGCTTTTCTGTTGCCGCTTGAAGCCTTGCAGCTGAAGCTGTGTTTGCAGGAGCTACAGAATTGTTATAGATTCCTGTCAAGAACTTATAGATGTCTCTTGTTCTTCCGTCCTTATGAGATTCCATATGTGGATGTACTCTTTCAAAGTCGTAAGAAATCATAGACTCACGGTATCTATCTATGTTGTTTGTATACGCATCAACAAAGCCGAATGTAGGGATATTAGAAAGTACCTGCCAAGTAAAATCTTCCATAGTTAGCTTTGCAGGAGTAAACACCTCAGCAGGTATCAAGTCACCCACAGGCATAGAGCTTAAGAAGGCATCAACAAGAGCAAGTCCATCTTCGTCCAGACTTAGACCAGAGATTTCATTCTTCTTATACATCTGGAAGTCGAACTCTTTACCTTGCATTGCAGCCAGCATTCCTTCTCCTGCTATAGAGGCAATCTTATCAAAGAACATGAACTGGTGAGCTTTAGGAACTCTAAGCATAATAGCCTTTCCATTCTCGTCTGTAAGGAATGTTGGGATTAGATTATATCTGTTCTTAATGTAGTAAGCTGTCTTATCCCATTCCTCATCCCCCATCATCATCTTGGCGAGCATAGTCAACCCTGCGTTGATGACAGCAGACTGAACCTGTTTTGCTATAAACATCTTAGGATTCTTTCTTGCGTATTCAACAGTACCTCTTGTACCTTGAATTGCTGCATTTAGATAAGGCTTAAATGAATCTATATCCTTGCCTCTGTAACCACCTTGAGAGAAGTCAGCAAGTAGGCGAGCCTCCTCAACTGCAAGAGCTTTTTGTTGCTCGATAGTTAGGTCTGGGCGTTGCTCCTTAATAGTACTTAATGCTCTCTGGTAGATAGCAAGTCTCAATCCAAGCTCTGATTTCTCACCTGCATATGCAAGTACTTGAACAGTTCCTTTGACAGGATTCAACTTACCGAGTAGTTTTCTTGAAACAGAATTTTTTCTCTTAAAAATCTTATCTGGTCTACCCTCTGTAGTCATAAAGGTCATGCCACCACCATGAGCAAAGTAGTCATTTACTAAGTCTGTGTCTAACACAGCATTCTGAACACCTTTGAAGAAGTCTACCATAGCCATGAACTGCATCGCAGGCAAGAATTTATACTGGTCATACACACCACGACCACGAGTGACCTCTTGGAAACCACGAAGTGCAGATACAATAGCAAATACAGGCTTAATACCAGTTGCAAACATCTTCAATGGATTAACACCACTATATCTTCTCGCACGCCTTTTAGCATCTGGACTCATTAAAGAACGCTTATCTGTGCCAGTAAGCTCTCCATGGTACTCCTCAAGTATCTGAAATGCTCTTAGCTTACCATCTACTCTGTAGAATACATTCTTAAATCCTTTGTCAGCTGGCTCTACAACCCTGTTTCCAAATCCGTCCTCACGAATCTCATCGTTTATCTTAGAACGCTTGTAGTTAGCCTCTTTGATGAAGCCACTCTTAGTGTTGTAACCTTGCTTGGCTGCTTGTTCATCGATATCTCTGTAAATCTTGTTTCTTGCTTGCTTGTCTCTAAGAGTACGAAGGCTCATGTTTAACAAGAATCTCGCATCAGTAAAGATTTCAGTTTCGCTACCGTCTTTAATGCCCTTGATTTGGTCTTCGGAAAGGTTCATAGCTTCAAAGGTGTTCACCTCTGAATCTTCAAACATCTTCTGTAAGAACACACGAGGAGAGTATTCATCGTTTATGAATCTGTCTCTTGTCTCTTTATCAATGATACCAGCCTCGTAAGTTTCTTGAAGGATTTCCTTGTAAGAGTCAAAGTACATCTTAACCCTTTCGTTGAGCATAGACATTTTCTCAGCACCAAGCTGTTGTTCGTAATGTCTTAGTGCAAGAACAGCATTCTCAAGGTTGATTGGAATAGTACCATCGGTAGGATGCATAGGTCTTACGCTGTACTTGTCTACTTGTGACTCAAAGTATTTTACAGTTTTAACAGCTTCAGATAAACGCTTCTTAGCCTTAGCTTTATCTTCTTTAGTCTTAGAGTCTTGGACAGCCTGTCTGAGGCTTTCAACATTACTCTTAGCGTCAGCCAGCTTTATTTGATTCTCGTTATATCTGTTGTCCCAGTTAGTGTCAATCTGAATTACACGTCTTAGGTAGATAATCTTATCAAGTAGAACCTCCTCAGTAGTATTCAGACCACCAAAGATTTTCTTCTCAATCTTATGGAATTGTCTGTCTGCATTTGCTCTTGAACCATTAAGGTTTGTAAATTGAGCTTTAATCCAGTCAGCAAGACCTTCTTCCATAGCCTTCTTAAGTTTAGCTGCACGGTCAATCAAAGATTCACGGCTTGTCCAATCTTTAATCTTAGCTAATCTTCTCCCCTTACCCTGCTTAATAGCTCTGTCAGAAGCATTCTGTTCCATCTGGTCAACAGCTGCCGCAGCCTTACGACCTGTAGCAGCATCCTCTGGAGTAAGCATCTGACGTATACCAGCAGGAGAAATGTATTTCTCGCTATTCTCATAAGCAGAACGCATAGGTGCGTTGTTGAGGATAACCTCACCGTTGTCCGAAAGAGCAACAGAGGTAGAATTGATTTTAAACGCTTCTTCTTCTAAGCTTGAATTTTCGCTTATCTCAAATTCTTTGTATTTGATTTTATCAATAAACCCTTTGTCTTTTAACTCTTTACCAATCTCCGCATAAGGATTCTCTTTTTTAATAGAAAGAGTTGAGATAAACTCCGCAGCCGTTCTGTCGTTTGTAGTATAAAGCTTGTTTGGATTGTTAGGCAATGTGAATGCTAAACTTCTGTTTATGGTAGCGTTGACCATATTACCATTTCTTATAGCAGCAGCATTATTTAGCATTCTTCTTGATACAGGTGAAGGATTCTTAAATCTTTCAATCTGTGCTGGATTGTATTGTTTTTCTGATATCTCTGGGTGCATTGCTGCTTCTACAGCAGAAAACTTAATACTCTTGGCGTTCATCAAAGAACCAATCTTGTTCACATGCTCAAATACAAGAGGCATCGTTAAGTCACCGATTTTCCAGTTGCTTGGATAATCATAATAACCACCGTATTTCTTGTCTTTAAACTGGTAAGAAATATTGAAGTCTGCACCAATGGAGATTTCAAGAACAGCATCCTTATTCAAAAGTACCTCAGCACCTTTCTCTACATAGAATTTATTCCCTTTTGAGTCTTTTGTTTCTACTGGATTGCTGATTTTCTTCGGTAAACGATGCTTAAAATCATCAAACTTAAGTTTAACCGTGAATAATCCAGAGAAGTCGTCATAATTTACGTTTGAATCAGCATGCTTCATAGCCTCTACAAGAGACTTAGAATTCTTAACCAACTCTATCTGCTCATCAGATACCTTTGTCTTAGATATCTTTTCCTTGTAGTTCTCGAAGATTTCAGAAGAGCTGTCTGCAAGGTCTTCAACAGCATCAAATGCTTTTGTGGCAAACTCATCCTTCGTTAATGATGGGTTAGAAATCTTGTCAAACTCATACATTTGGTCAATAAGTCCAAATCCAAGAATCACATTAGAACGCTCTTCTGGACTGTATGCTTCAACTAAGTCTTCAATCTTATCAAAAGATATGATTTTAGATATAAGAGAATTAAAGCTTGTGCCGTACTTCTGCTTCTTAAATTTCTTTAAGTTGAAATCAAAGTAAGGAGTGAGCATTGATTGAGGATATGAATCCACAATCTTACGCAACATTGACACAACATTTCTTTGGTTAGGTGTCAGCTCTGTTGAGTTTGGATTGAAGAATTCAAATTCTATATCACTAAATGCCTTGGAATCAATTCCAGATGTGTTCATGATTTTGAACAGACTAATATAGTCTTTAGTCATCTCCATGACAGCATTGTCATTAGAGGTAAATGACGGAAGTTTAGATGCGTTTAAAATATGTTTAAGAACAGCATCAAAGTCTTTTGTAGATATATCCGAAGTGAATTCAAGCATTTTTATGCCATCAATCATTGTATATCTATTCTCACTATTGAAGTATTTTAAAATCTCATCCAATGATGATTTGAAATCATTAACATCGTCAGATATTTTACCCTCAAGGATATCGACAAGTCTGTCTATGATTTTCTTTTCTTCAACTTCAATGTCTTCAGAAAGCTTGATTCCTTCTTTTTTGACAAACAAAGAATTTAATGCTGGTATGAAGTTTTCACCAAAAGGTATTTCAGTTATAATCAAATCACCATTTTGCTCTGTTTGCTCAGTGATGATGTCACTAAATACTTTTTGAGCATCAGATAAGAACTCAACTTCATCAACAGACATTGATTCTGTAATCACTTTGTCTATCGACTCCTGTAATACCTTCGCAAGAGCAGCAAACTCTAAGTCCTCATTGCTCATTTTATCTGAAGGTAACAAAGGCTTGTAGACGTTAACATATCTGTTGAACGTCTCAAATAAATCTGTTGCTTTTTTGTTTTTCTTTAAGTCAGAGTATAGCTTGTTTAAAGCCTCTGGATTCTTTTTTCTCAAGGTTTCAAGAACAGCAAAAGAAAAACCACCAGCACCTGTTCTTTCATTAGCATACGCAAGATTTGCTACGACAGTCATTTCATTAAGACCATTATCAGCGTCTGGAATAACAAGTGTAGAGCTAAACTTAAGGTCTGGTCTGTCTACAAATTCAATGTTGTATTCAGCAAGCTTACCGAGAGACTTAAGAACATTGTGTACTTTCTTTTTCGGTTGTTCAGTGATATCAGACTCTTTGATAAATGAGTCTTTTTTAATCTTAGCTACGTTGGTAGAAGCATCGTATGATTCATACTTGACAGGAACACTCATTACTATCTTCCCATCTGGTCTTTGATAAGACTCTACAAATCCCATTCTTCTTAACTCAATGCTGTGGTCAAAATCTTTGGCAACAATAAAGTTGCTGTTGCTTTTCTTCCATTCATTCAGAACAGATTCTGCATCTTGACCTTTATTAGGAGAGATAGCGTTATTTAGGTCATTGTCTCTTCTGAGACTCTGTCTAATCTGTCCTTCTCTAACCTCTGCCTTAGTTTTTACTACATCAATCTGTCTACCACTTGTGAAGGCTTCATTGATGTTTTTGACAAGGTCAATAATCTCTTTCTTTGAAGCAGGAACAGCCTTGTTCTTACCTCCAAGAATCCTATCTATGATTGATTGGAATAGGTCAGCTACCTTCTGTAGTGCCGTTCTATCCTTAGAAATCATACGAAGACCGTCTGGCTCTGAGAAGACATTGATAAACTCAGTCAACAGCTCCAAAGACTGGTCAGAACGACCAGCGTATCTTCCGTAGTGGTCAAGTACTCTTTGTTGTTGAGGTGTGCCTTTAGCATATCTATTCATGATAGACTTGACACGAGACTCTACAAGGTTAGCAAACTGTGGGTCGTTAGCTAAAATAGCATCCAATACTGGATGGATAGCTTCGTGTTTAAGCAATAGCCATCCCTCAAGGTTTAACGGATTATTTCCGTCAACCAACATGTGCATAGTATTGGTGTTTGGATTGTAGTGACCTACATCCTTGTTTGCGTTCTTATGAGTATTGTTGTAGCTATCTCTTGAGGAGTGCAGAACAATATTGATATCTGGAACGACAACACCTAATGCACTTAGTACACGATTGATGCTTCTAACAGAATCGTTAGTAAGATTTACATCTCCTTCTGTTCTGATTCTGTCTGGTTGCTGAACAGTTTGTTGAGTACCTTCAGCTGGGCTTCCTTCGGTAGCTTCTGGAGTCTCTGGGATGGACTCAGTTTCTTCTGCTTTTTCATTAACTTCTTTGTTTTCTACTTTAGATTCTTCTTGCTCCAAGATAGCCATTGCTTCTGCATCAGCCTCAAACTCTGCATCTACTTTAGCCTGCCCCTCTGGAGTAGACATCTCCTGCATATATAGCTGGTAAGCCATATCTTGAGCATCTTGACCTTTTAAGTTGTAGGTCTCAGCACCATCAAGGCTTGTCATCACCACACGAGTAATGTTTCCATTCTTGTCTCTACGGATTGACTTCAAGCCATTAACAGGCTTCATGTCAGTACCTTTAGGAGCAGCACCCTTAGTGCTGTTGTATTTGAAAGTACCATCTTCATTTACAGAAACTGTTGTAGTCTCAGCAAGTTCTATCGGAAGTACTTTTTGTTCAGTTGCTGGCTCTTGAGAAACAGCATCGATATCAGACTTCAAGTTTTCAATGTCTTGGTCTATAGTGCCTTGTTCAGCCTTAAGTTTTTGAATCTGAGTTCTTAGCTTGTCCTTACCAGCCTTGCTGTTTGTATTCTTAACTCTGCCACGAAGTTCTTTAATCTTAGCAGGAAGCTGTTGTTTACGTTGCTCTTTAGCCTCAAGTTGATTCTCAAGTCTCGTTATTTCCTTAGCGTTGTCAACAGACTTAACCTCATTTACATTTTGGTCAGCCAGTTCATCGAAGTTGCCTACATCGAATATCTGACCCTTGTCTGTCTCTACTAATAATCTTTGACCGTCTTTAGCTAATACACCCTCTACGACCTCACCATTAACAGGATTGGTGTAGCGAACCCTTCTGTTTACCATTTCACGAGGGGTATCCTTAGGCTTCATTCTTTGTTCAGCATCAGCTCGTTTCTGCTCGTTAGCAGCCTTGTTACGCTGAGTCTGTTCTAATGCTTCGTCAAGAGTTACTCCTGTATCTGGTGGTGTTTGTGGAGCTTCTGTTGTAGTTCCTTCCATTGAAGGCTCTTGTCTCTTGCCACCTTCTAATTCTCTCTTGAAGTCTAACGCTTGTTGAAGTTTAGCACGAACAGCTTGTAGTGCTGTTTCATTTTCAGTCTCCTTCGCAAGCTTGGAAAGCTTTCTGATTTGAGAGTTTACAGCAATAAGTTTATTCTGGTCTTCCTCACTCATTGAATCAAACATATCCATAGAAGCAATCTTCATATTGTAGATTTCCTTCTTTACATTACGCATCTCATCTTTGATGATAGCTTTATGCTCTGGACTTAGTGTTTCGTCAGAAAGAGTTTCTTTAAGGTCAATGTATTTAGTTTGCAACGCTTCAAATGCATCCATGTTATCTACACTTGGCATTGCGTTAATCAAGCTGTAATTTTTGTAGTTTCTAATCCCTGTAATCCCAGATGTAGGAGATGACATAGCAAGGGTAGATAAGAATGTATCGGCAAACTCGTACTTATCGAATTTGTCATTAGCAATAGCATAAGCAAGACCTTGCTGTAGAGCAGCGATACTGAGTTCTTCAGCTTGCTCTTCTAATACATCTTTACCGAATGTGGTTACACCACGAACCGCAGGATTTTTAAGAGCATTACTTACTCTGGTCATGCTTGGTTCAAGGAAGTCTAATGCTTTTTTGTACGCTTTTCTTCGAGCAGCTGTAGACATTTCACCTGCAACATCAACGACACCAGCAGCGGCTCTTGCTCTACGGATGTTACCCATACCAATAGCAGTGATTGCTGCTTCAACAGACGCAGAGGTTGTAGATAACAAGAACTTCTCGCTCTCAGTTAAGTCTCCTCTATCTCTATACGCTTCGTATGTACCAAAACCAGAAGAAACACCACCATAAGCCACACCAGCCGCAGGGTTAATCATTGCTACAGCCATAGGCAAATAAGACTGAGCAGTCATCATTGTAAGTTTCTCTAAACCTGTTCCCCAGTCTCCTTCTTCAAAGTGTTCTGTAGCACCTTTAGAATCGTAAATATCGTGACCTAACTCAAGGCTTGCCCTCACATTTCTCTCTGCGATTCTTTGTTGCATTCTCTCAGCCTCAACTGAGTTTCCAGCCATGTCATAAGCAGCTACCGCAACTTGATTACCAAGATTTAAAACAGCGTCAATAGTAGCCGTTCTTGTGAATGTAAAGTCTTTTGATTTTAAGTTCTCAAAATACTTCGTATCCATTTGGCTTTCAGTAGCCTCCTTGTAAGCAGCTCTGTCTACAGTCTGTTCAAATAGAACGCCTTCAGTAAAGTTCTTGTTTCTGTTGACGTGGTCACGCAGAGTATTCAAGTCAAGACCAGAAGGGTCTACACCTAAGATTTCAGATACATCATTAATAGCTTGCTGAGTAAATTTCTCTACCTGCTCTGACGTAAGTTCTTCGCTTTTGGCGTATGCGTGATACTGACCACTAAGATTAACACCATTCTCAACCATGTCGTCAAGCTGAGTGATAATCTGTTGGGCTTTTCTAAGTTTAGCGTTATAATCTTCTAATTTAGTAGGAGCGTCTGTGTCAATACCGAGTTGGTCACCAAGCTTCGTGTCTTGAAGTGATTCATAGCCTCGTTTAGCTCTATCAATGTTTTCAAGGATGTCTTGACGAACCTTTGCATTTTGCTCATTTATAGGAGCTGATGGGTCAACATCTTTATCTACACCATCAAAGTATCCTAAGTCACGAGCCTCTTGCTCTTTTCTTTGTTGAGCTTTTCTACGTTGAACTTCAACGTATCGAGGGTCGACCATTTCACCCTTCTCGTTCTTAATCTTCTTAGGAGCTTCTGGTGCTTTGTATCTTTGGTACTCAGTTCTTGGAGCAGCATCAAGTTCCCCCTGCTTTACTCTTTCGAGTTTAGCAGCTGCAGCCATATCTACAGATAACTGTGGAGGAAGCTGCGGAGCATTTTGATTATTTTTTCCAGTTTCTTCTTGAGTAGAAACCGTACTTGCAGTCTCTTCCTGCCCAGTGGATTGTGATTCCGTAGAATCTTTTTTTTTATAAGTTTTAGCTATACGAAGAAGCTGTTCTGGAGTTGCACCTGCTGCTTTAGCTTTTTTTAGAACTTCCTTAAGACCGTCAGACATTTAAAATACTTTTAAAAGGTTTGTTACCCAGCAAGAATCTCTTGAATATCTTCATCAGAGAATCCCTGTGCCTTTAGTTCGGCAACAAGTGGGTCTTCTTCACCTTCAGTTTGCTCTTGCGAAGTTACGGAATTTTCTCCTTTGTTTCCTGTGAGCCAAGAGTTTAAGTCGTAGCCTGCTTCTTCGAATCTTAGTATGATTGCATCTTGTGCATCCTTCTTCATGCCAGTGAACTCTTCTCTGGTTAGAGGTTCAACAATAACTTCTTTGGCATCAAGACCTTTAAAGTCGTTATCCATAGCTGTGGCTAAATCCTGTGCAGCGTAAGTGTTCTTTTTCGCATATGGCATACCATCAACGAATCCAATACCTACAACTTGATAAGCATTTGCTCCTTTAGGAAGGTTTTTTGCTTCTGCCTCTGCCTTTGGTCTTACACCACTTGGAAGAGTTGTAAAGTAATCAAACTTAACAGAAGGGACATTTTCCTCGTTAGACGGTTCGATAAATTCACCATTCACCTTGATTCTGTCAGCAGAGATATTTACATCTGGAATAACTCTTACATCGTATGTAGATTTGATTCCGCTACCGCTGCCACCATCAGCATCGCTACCAAACCAACGTGCTTTAACATCAGCTATAACACCTTCACGGTAACTTTGAACAGCATCAGCATTCACCTCTTCATCATCAAGAGTCATCTCGATTTGACTTAGGTCTTCAGAGCTGAATCTGTCGTACTCTCCAATGCTACGATTATTGATTCCGTGATAGATATGAACATCTTTAAAAAAGTCTTCATTCTTCTCAAGCATGATGTCAAATTCCTTCAACACACGATTAACAGCATCTTGTTCTGAGTTAGCTTTAGATATGATTCCGCTCCACTTGTCTACAAATTTTGTAGTAGTCGCATATTCTCCAAGCTTAATGTTCTTCGGAACTAAGAAGGTATTGTTCTCTGTAAGCTCAGAAGAAAAGTAGGAAGAGTTTTGGAATGGAATCCAATTGTCTCCTTCTTTAATCATTACACCTTGTGGAGTTTGCTTAAATTCAATCTTACTGTTTACAAAGTTTTTATAGGCAGTGCTTGCTTCCTCGGCAGAAACAGCGTATCCATCAAAATTGTTTGCTTTAGCAGTTGTGTAGTTCTCTCCAGCAGTACTCAAAATAGTAGTACCTGCCTGCAATGCGTGATTAAGAAGAGAAGCTTGGTATTCCATCTCTCTTTTTGCAGAAGCAGATTGAGTCTGTTCGTAGTTGATAGCAGCTTCTTTAAATGTAGAATACTGAGCCTCAGCAACACCCTTCCAGTCACCTGTAAGAGTATTAATAGATTTCATGTATGCTTGGTCAGCACCAGTTTTCTCAACGTCTTTCTGAAGCTGTGCTTGCTTGGCTTTACGCTTGGCTTCTTGCGCTTGGTCAAGCTGCATACCGAGCTGACCCAACTTAGGTACTTGAAATATCTGCTGATTTAATGGAGAATCTGCCATTGTATATTATTTTTTTGCTTTTTTCGCAAACTGCTTGAATAGCTTTCTTGCGTATGTACTTTCCTTAGCAACAGCTTTAGCTTGCTGTGGGTTCAAAATATATTCACCTCCAGTTGCTTCGCCTACCTTCTCGCCATTCTGTACGAGATGAATAGGGTTAGTGTCGTGATTGAATGCCCCTTGAGTCATCATGCCACCATTCTCGAACATCGGAATGTAGCTACCGTACTTATCGTACCACTTCATCCAACCTTTCTGAGCAGGAGACATTTGTTTTTTACCCTGTATCATAGGTGCAAACATGCGTAATGTATTAGCATCTTGTTGAAGCTCTTGCATTATTTGATTGTTCTGAGTAGTCTGTGATACCGCATTACCACTTACTGGATTTAATGTAGTCTCTTGAACAGAAGGAGCGGTTGGAGTAGGAAGCTGGTATCCTGCAAAAGGATTCTGAGCATTTGCACTCATTTCTACTGCTGGCTTGTATGCTGTTTCCATTGCTGGAGCGGCAGACATCTTAGCACCTTTAAGCTGTTTCTTGATAGCTCTCTGTGTCTTGAAGTTGTTGACTCTATCTGGCATCATGTCCATCTCGTAATCAACTCTTTCCTTCAAAGCATTAGCTTTCTTACCAACAAAATCAGCGGCTTGTGTGAGACCAGTTACATCAGAAGCTTTTTTTAATCCTTTTCCTGTTGCTTTAGCACCAGATTTTAGATTATTACCTACTTTTTCCCAATCTGTTGCAGACACTCCATACATGAGTCCTTCTCCAAGAGAGCCGAGACCAGAAGCCACGTTTCCTAAAGCAGCTTGATATGCTTGGTTAGCATAAGCGATATCTTGCTGGCTACGTGCCTCTTTACGACCAATAGCTCTTTCTTCAGCAGCTGCAAGTTGTTGACCAGCAACCATTCGTGCTTGTCTTTCTTGAGCAAGCATTCTGTTCTGAGCATCTTGCGCAGAACGTGTAGCAGAGTTAAGACCTCCAACCAAAGAACGACCTCCAGCTCCTTGAAGTGCCTGTACAGATGTAGCAAGATTAGACTGAATAGCATCAGTCTCCATACGAGCTAACTCAGCATCATAGGCGTTTCTATAGTTCTCGTAAAACTGAGAAGGTGTTTCTAATGACGGAGCAGAAGCTCTAGCAGCTTCATACTCAGCTCTGGCTCTTGGCGCTTGATATGCTCCATATAAAGCTTGTATACCTCCAAGAGCTGCTTGAGCGTATCCCCCAGCAGCTGTCATTGCAGCCTGTCCAGCGAGCTTACCTGCTGCTGCCGCTGGATTAGATTGTTGTTGTACTTCTTCTGGTGTTGGCATAATGCAAATTTAATCTTTTTAGTTGACTCTGTCGTTGTGTAGTCTCGACCTGTCGTAGTGTACAGATATAGCATGAACTTCAAATGGTTCAGAGTCTGTACTTGTCATTTTAATTGTAGCATACACATCTCTCATTGGGTCTCCATCAATAATAGATAGGTGTTCAACAAACAGTTTGTCACCTACATTGAAGTTACCGCCAGAAAGCGCAAGTGTGTTTCTGTCTATCATAGATGTAATTGTAGCTGATGTTGTAATTAAGTTTGAACCACTTGCTACCTTAATCGTATCCCCAATATTAAATGGCACTCTGTTTACTTGAGTAGTGAATGTTACATTGTTACCTGTAACAGACTCCACAGTACCTAAATATATCTGATGAGACTTGGAATTGACTGTATCCATAGGAATCATAGCATAGCTGTGTCCTTCCCTCTCTGTAAACTCTTGAATATCAGTCTCTTGAGTTGACGTATTTATTTGAGCCGTCCAAGTACCACCACCTTCGATTCCTATAGCTTGGAATACTTTAATCATTGAAGGATTGTGATTTGAAACAACCTCAAAAGAAGATGGATACTGAACTCCATAGAACAAGCCTCTTGTTTCATTCACATTGTGTTTCCAAACAAGACCATTATCATTTTGGAAGAAGCTATAGAAAGCATTCCCAATGTTTGCGTAGTTAGAAGGTTGGAAACTGTATTTTGAATTCCAATAACCACTTTTATGGTCATAAGCCAATGTAACTCCTTGAGATTCAGCACCTCCAAATTTAGTCACGATGCCCCTTCCATCACATGTCTGAGTAGGGATTGTAATTAAATCGTTACCAAAGGAATACTGACCAATAGCTACAAAATTGTAGTTTGTGTCTGTAATAATGATATCTAAATCACCTGTGCTACCTATAAGGTTTGAGTCGATGTATAGTGTATCAGAATCAATAAACAAGATACCGTCACCCACCTTTTCCCATTCAAGACAAAGGTTATTCCAATTTATATCTAATGTATTCCAGATAATATCTGAAGATGTAAATGCAGGTTCTACTACATACAGACCGTCATCGTTTACCTCAACCTCGTATACCGTAGGCTCAAGCTGTGGGTCTGATGAGCCGACACTAATTGTAGACTGGGAGAAATCTTCTACAGTCATTATGTACTCATTGTTGTCTGGGTCAAAACCGCCTACAATCTTCTTAACTGTTGCGTTTTTACTTACATCCTCAAACAATCTCTGAATATAGCTATCCAATCCTTTCTCACTGATAGGCGTAATTCCATCAGCACTCACACGAATAACTCTTCTTGAGTTAAGGTCTGTGAAGTATACTACACCAAATCGTTCAACAACAGCTTCTGGATTACCAGATGAACCGAAGTCTCCAGAGTAGTAAGCTTCTTTTCCAAGAACATCAGTAGATGTAGTAAGAGACTGCTTGCCGTCTGCATAAGCTACTAAGTTCCTGCCTACAGGTACATTAGACACCTTGCTATTTTGCAACACAGTTAACGCATCTGCTCTTGGTACAATCTTATCTATCTGACCATGCTCGATGTCCAAGTCTTTCCAGTTAGCTAACGAAAGGTTAAAAGAGCTTAGGTTTAGTCTATCTGAGTCTATTACAAACGCATCAGAATATGTTATAGAAGAGATTCTGCGAGTTGTTTCCGCTTCTGGTATATATGCGTATGCCTTACCGATAGAAGTCCTCTTAGAAGGGAAGAAATCAGATACCGAGTAATCTTCAATCCAATCAACAATAGCAGGCATTGAGTCAGCTGACCTGTAAGTTACTTGACTAATCTGTTTGCTTGCAGTAAACAAAAGTCTTGGGCGGAAGTATACATCACCTTGAGTAATCTCGATAGCTGGAGCATAATTAGTTATATTAAATAAATAAGAACCAACTCCTAATAAAGGTATGTTTTTGTCCAAATAAGTGGCATAATAAAATCCATCCTCATACCAAACATCATTTACTGTAATAGTGCTTCCTCCTACTTCAAGGATATCTCCCTTAAAGAACTTGTCAGCAGAATACAGCAACAAAACTCCGTTCACATAGTCAATGGTTGCTCCAAGTGTAGTTCCGTTTCTCTCACTGCTATGCTCACCGTTCTCAACGTCATAAACCTTCCCAAGTTCATAGTATACATAAGCCTCGTCATCAAGCTCTTTCTTGGGTCTATAAACCTCAACAATACAGTTATCAAACCATTTACTGTTTTCGTTTACAATAGCTGAGTAACTAAATGGGAAAGAACCGTTATCTTCAAGCACAAGGAACTCTCCTGTAGTAACAGATATTGCCTGTTCGTTTATCTTGTCTAAGATAGGATTGTTGTCCTCGTCATCTTTAAGAACTTCGTAACCAACTACCTTAAATTCAGAGGTGTATTTATTGCCCCTTCCGTAATCGATTACTCTAAGTCTATCTCCCTTTTCAAACTTGTACTCTACATCAGCGCCCAAAGACTTGTTAAATCCTTTGTCTCCGAAAATAGAGTTTACAGATACATAAATCTGTTTCTTGTTTTGTAGGGCAGAGATTCCATTGGTATTGTTTCTTGGAACGAATGCTCCTAAAACAGAATACATAAACTTAAGCTCAGTACTCCCAGAACCTACATAAACAGGTAACCACTTGCTTGCCCATGATGGAGCAGTGTGATTAACCTTCATTACAATAGATGAAGCACCGTTAGTTTCCGCTGTTCTTTTGTTTAATTCTGTAACAAAAGCGTTGCCAGCCTCTTGAACACCAGAGGCTCTACCTCTATCATCAAGATATACAATACCCATCTTGTGAGAAGCCCCAGATTTAAAAGAACGCTTTCCATCAAGGTCTTCATATAGACCAGAAGTACCCTCTATAATCTCTTGTTCAAAGAAGTATGGAGTAATTCTTCTTGTACCTGCCTCGAATGCAGGAAGTCTCAACCTGTCTGTAGATACTATATTTGTTGGTTTAGCACCATCCTTTAAAAATTCATAAAGGTTAATATCAATATGCTGAAGCACAACATTAAACTCTACAGCGTTTGCTGTGGTAAGTGATGTAACTTCTTCAAACTTAAACGTAGATGTACCTTGAAAAGAGCCTTTTTCTGCTACCCAGTTTGATGGAGTGTGTCTGGTAACCGTTAATCTTCTCGCCCCTTTTACAGGGTTTAAGAATGTATCAAATGTCTTGCCTTCTAACCTTGCAGATATTATATCAATGATGTCTGCTTTAGATGTGTTTGCATCAATAGGAATATTTTCTCTAACGTATAATCCTTCGGCATCAAATGCCAATGCTGGATTAAACCCAGAAGGGAATAGATTAGGGAATTTTGAATCCAAGAATGCTTGAAATAGCTGTTCAAAAAAGCTTTCTCCTGCCAGTTCTCTTACACTGATTGTGTTTACTTCGACAGTTCTTGAATCATCTCTTCTTTCATAAACTACCTCAAGCTCGCCATCGTTTATAGATATAGTCTCGTCACCCAATTGTGCGCCACCAATGTTTATGTTACCAAAATTCAATACAAAGTTTACACTTAACATTGAGTTATCTGGTACAACAGACGGAACATTAGTTAAATCAAGTTTAATACGAGGTATAGCTGCATCAATAGCAATCGTAGGGTCTGGTGTAGAAATCTCCACAGAGATATCGTAAGATACTGGCTTTTGAATGTAGTTCGTTACAAGCTCTGTATCTACGTCTATGTTAGCATAACCCTCTTCGTAGTTACCGAAAAACAGTCTATTGTTTGTTACGGCTAAAGCTTTTGCTCGTTGAGGTACATTATCGTAAGTCTTAGCTACCTCCTCTTGAGACAAAGGTCTGCCAAGCTTATTGTTTGTAAACGAAACTGTAGTAACCCCAGTACCATAGCTGTTCGCTATCTTATCTATCTGATAGAAGGTCTGCATATTAGCTTCCTTCGCATAGACGATAATTTCTTTTACCTCTGCTGGTGTATTCTGAATGTATATATCAATCTGATTGAAGAACTTCTTTTTTCCTTCACTGATAAAGTAATCCTTCATCATATTCTGCGCAAAAGCTACAGTACTGTAAGGAGATAGTGCTGAATGCTCTCCGTCCTCGTAAACATACTTGTAAGCAAACTGAAACAGCTTCTCGTTCACATTATTGTATGTTAAACTTGAATTGTTTACCAGTGAGTATGAAGGTGATTTTAAAGGAGGCTGTTTTGCTACTGTAAGATTTAGAAGCTTTTCTTCATCAGTACCAGATGTCAATGAAGCAGGGTAATCACCGCTAATAGCTCTATTGACATTAATTTTCATAGGAGGATTGATGTTATCTGTCCAGTAAAGAAGAGTGTGTTCATCTTCGTTTACGATAATATCACAATCCACATGGGCGTACTTTGAAAAACCTAAAACAGAATCAGAATATACTAATTCAAAAGAATCTGTTATTGTATCTATTCTGAATATTCCGTGGTCGTCATTCTCGTTCCAAAGGAAGAATAGTATTTCATTGTTCTTCTCATTGTCTACAGAGCCAATAACTCTGTTTTCACCTGCTGGCAACGCATCTGCTGGCGTTTTAGGACTTAAAGAATCTGTCCCTTTGACATTCTTCAATACTCCAGCAGTACCCTCGCTATCGTTGGATACTCTAACATTAATGTTGTCTGTCATCTCAACAGACTTTACGAGTTTCTGGTCAGTATCTGAATTTAGGTACTGAGGTATGAGTTTGTCAATAGCCATAGATTAACCTTTAGGGCTTTGCTTGTAATTCTTTCTAATCGTCTTGAGAGCCTCTTCTTTAGTAAAGCTCTTTAGTCTCGCATTCGCAAGTCTTCTCTCATTGTAGTATTCTTGCCTTGCACGAGCTTTTTCACCCATAGGAACACTTGCTTTACGCTCAATGAGTCTGTAGTATATATAAGACCGCAATGCGTTCTCTGCGTATATATGGACGGAAGGGTTTTCACTTCGTGCTTCATCTGCTATGTATTCTATAACAACTTCATCGTAGTTTGAAGTGCTATACAGCTCAATTCGATTTTGTTCGTAGTTGATTCTAAACTCTCCAGAGTACTTTCCTCCACCAATTCCGTATGCACGCCCAATATTTCCTTCATACAAGAAGTTTCTAAACGTATAGCTTTCAAAGTCCGAGAGAGTTCCTCTTCCTTGTCCAATAAACTTTGCATCTTCTCTGTCATAAACCCCATCGCTATTTGAATCAACTGGGTTACCAAGAGCATCAGTAACATACTGCATAGCAATGTTTTGGTTCTTGTTTTCACCAAACACATAAATCAGTCCGTCTCCACCAATAACTCCAATCTTCGTGTAATCTACAAAATCATCTGGAAGTTCAACGGTGTTGTTATCTTGATTTATTTCAAGCTTTAAAGACTTGACACGCTTCATGATATCAAAACCCATTTCACGAACACCACGTAACGCATAATTACGCAAAGCGATGCCAGAGACATTATTTACATAATCATCTCCATCCGCAGTAAGCAGAAAGTCATTTACAATCTGTTCGATAGATATAGTGTCTCTTGCCATCTATTAATTCTTTTGTTTTTGTGATTCACCACTCGTGTAAGCAAACACCTCTTGGTCTTTAAGATTGATTCCAATCATCTTTCCAATCTGAATAATAAGCTCTGGAACATAGTGGTCTGGAAGTTCAAAGTCTACAGAAGTAGTGGGGTCAAAAACCTCATTAGAAGCACCCAGACTAATCGCATTGTAACGAGGAGTCATTGGAGTTCTGTTACCTGTAACAGGGTCTTTACCTTCTGGTATCTTGTAGTATTTTACTTTAATTTTCTTGATAGTCGTAGGGAACACCTCAATATCATTTGATACTATCGCTACAGGATGTGTCGAAGAAGGAGCAGAAAGGTCTGAATGCAATACATATTCAATCTTACTTTCATCATATAATACATCAATCGGAGTAGATGTCGATGTGCCGAATACATACGCCCCATGTGTTTTCATTGAGATGATTCGTGCTAAATCCTCTGGCTTTGGGAAAACGCCAGATGCTTGACTAACAGCAGCCTCTTTTGAAAAGTACGCTAAATCTTCTTGTATCCTCTTACTAAATGAGAAGTAGTCCTTAGCATCAATGTTACGCAACCGCATAGTCTGTGCAGTTGTCATATCACTGAATAAGTTGTTAAATATCGTATTCTGGGCAACAGTAGCAAACGTGTTAAACACCTTTGGAGTGATGAATCCACGCTCGTCTTTGTTTGCCAGACTTTTTAGTGCTGAATAAACTTCGTTTACAGATGCCATAATAATTCTGTTCTAAGCACAAAGATACAAAAAAGAAAGGGCTGCATTTCTGCAACCCTTTAATACATAGTAACTTATGAGTTACCTTAGATTTTGTTCAGTTGTGTTTCGATTTCTTCGAATACCAACGCTCCCTTTTCTGATAAACAGAATCGAGTTGCTATATCAACGGTCTCTTGACCAGCTGGAGTAGCTACAATGAGTCTGTTGCTATCAAACCACTTCAGACCATCTGAATCTGCACGAAGGATTTGGAAGTCAATGGCACTCATAATAACAGACTTAGTGCGTACAATTGGATTGTCAAACATCTCAATGAAACGCTTAGGGTTAGCCTTAGCCTCACGAAGAAGCTCACGCTTAATCTCCATGTTCTTCTGATTAGTATCGATACCCAAGTACATAGCTACAGGTAACAACTCTTCAATAGACTTGTCACGAACCATAGCAACGGCATCAAGTGTCAAGAATTCTGTGTCAAGTTCAACCTCAGCCTTTCTTTCTGTATCAATAATCTCAAACACACGACCACCATTTGCAATGTTGTCTGGGTGTAGTTCAAGATACTTCTGAAGGTTAGGCTTTGTGTGAGATACAATGAGAGTCTTGTTTACGAAAGCAATTTGCTCACGAATAATGTTTTCTCCTTGCTCATCTGCCCAAACAGAGTTTTCGTTAGGAGAGTAACGAAGCTGGCGTACTCGACCAGTTTCCTCATCGTATACGGTAATGTTTTTTTGTTTCAGCTTGTACCAGATACCACCGCCTTTGCTGATGGTGTAGATTTTATCCTTCTTAGCGTCATCTACTTGATTACGCTTCACTTTGGTAGAAGCTGTTTTAGGTGTTGAGACAGGTGCAGCCTTAGGTGCAGATTTAACAGCTGGCTTGCGACCTCTTTTTGGCGCATCCGAAACTGGAGCGTCAATAGACTTTTTTACAGGCATTGTATTATGTATTGAATAGAATTAAAAAAAAAGGGGAGGGGACGAATCCCCTCACCCTGCAAAAGTATGTGATTACTTCTTAATCAACATGTGACGGTTAGCCGCACGAGTGATAAGGTTCATCTCAGAACGGTAGTGGAATTCTACGTTATCCTTAGTTGCGTTAGACGCACCCAAGATAGAACCTACCATCCAGTGTTCCATTTCACGAGAGTAACCGTTAGCAGCCTTGAAGTTCATTTCAAGAGCAGGAGCTTTGTCACCAGTCTTAGCATCAGCAACCTGTGCCATTGGTACAGCAACACCCAAGAAGTCAGAATCAGCCAACAATGTTGGGTCGTTCAACAGCTTCCAGTCATGCTTGTGGAAAGTGTAACCACCACGAGCGAAAGAACGGAAACCAAGAGTGATTGCAGTATCTGGGCTATTGTTGAAGCTACCGAATGCCGCAGCACCTACAGTAGTTGCAGCAGTACCAGAAGCCAACTGACCAGCAGCAAGCATATCATCAATTGCCAAGTCTTGCGCACGGTTTACGTACAATGCGTACTCACTTGCAGCACCTTGCTTGTCGAAGATTTTAACGATTTCGTCAATCTCAGTGATAGAGTCTACCAAACCAGACTGAACGATACCACGGTCTTCGATTGCGCTGAAGTAACCTTCAGAACCAGCGATGTCAGAGATACCAGAAGCAGTAACACGCTCACCCAATAGCATCATCATCTCACGCTTGTCCATGAAACGCTGACGTTGGTCAGCCTCAGCTTTCAAGTACCAACGGTAGTCACCGTTACCCAAATCAATCCAACCAATGTTAGTCGCTTGAGAACCAGTAACGCTGTATACCTCTTTCATAATCATGAAAGGATTGGTACGCTTAACGATACCGCTTTCCAAGAATTCACTTGGTTGGTCAGTTCCTTGTCCGTACAAGTTACCGATTACAGGTACTTCAGAAGAACCACCTGCGTTAGCAGAGAAACCAGTAGAAGACAAAGCTGTCAAAGTGATGTCAGCACCAGAGATGTTAGTTACCAAAGCACGCTCTGAACCGTTCACCAATACTACATCTTGTACACGTACAAGTACATCACCAGCAGCAGCAGCAGACAACACAACAGTTGCATCACCAAGAGTGATTGCAGCCAATGTACCAGCTTGCTTCTTGTGAAGACGCTCTTCTTCCCAGTAAGTTACCTCATCAGCAGTTCCTTGTGCTTTAACAGCACCTACCAATTGCAAGAATCCAGTGATACCTTGATTACCGTAAGTCTTGATAAGAGCATCACGGTTATCTGGTTTGTTCACCAAATCATACAACGAAATATATTTCGCTGCGTCTAATTTCTGTACACCAAACTGTCCAGCATTGGTGTTTGTTGTTCCTAATCCAACAGCCATTTTTACTTATTTTTAGATTTTAAAAGTCAATCCATTATCATTCATTCCGAGAGCTTGCTTGACTTGTTCTTCTAAGCTTTTCACATTGTTTCCAGTATTTCCTGCTTGAGAAGGCTGTGATGTCTGCACATTGGCAGCTTTATCAACTAATCCTCTCTGACCTTCGCCAAGTCCCTGCTGGTAAGCTGAACGGACTATCGTTTCGATATTGTCCAATACAGCTTGGTGCATGTTCCATTTTTCGAAGTTCCAGTTACCTGTTTCGTCAGTGTAAGCTGAGAAGAAGTCTTCAATATTCTCGTTTTTAGACTTGAGTTCCGACTTGTAGGAATCATCAAGACCAAAAGTAAACGACTTGTCTTTTGATACCTCAAACTCAATACCTTCTAAGGCATCGACTTCGGCAGACATGTTGTTTATCCATTGCTCATCGATAAAGCTTTCTGGTTCGTCAATCTGTTGCTCCTCACGTTGTGGAACAGCGTACTGTGAACGCAAGTCTTCAATCTCTTGTCTCGCTTTGTCCGCATCCATCTTAAGCTGAATCTGCGCTAAACGAACCTCGTTATCATCATACAAATCTGCGTCCAGTTTGTACTTGTTTTCAATAAGTAGGTTTAAGTCTGATTCAGAAAGGTCTCCGTACTGATTCTTCAATTGATTTTTAACAGCAGACATATCATCCATTTCGGATGGGTTCATCGCTTGGTAAGTAAACCAATCTTGAGGGTCACGACCAGTCTGTCTAACAAACTCGTTAATCGCAGCTACACGCTCATCGATTTCTGTAGACGTATTTTGATTATCAATAAAGTCATCAAAGCTGTTTACTTCTCTACCAAGCCTTTCGCTCATGTATTGAAGGATAGTAGCTTCCAATTCCTCTTCTGATAATTCAGAATCATCGTCTTGTAAAGAACTTTGCGGCTCTTCTGGTTCAGCAGCCGCAGACTGAGGTTCTGCCTGTGCAGGCTCTTGAGACTGTTGTGACTCTACCGCCACAGGTTCTTCTGGAGTCTCTTGAGTTGCAGTTGCAGGCTCATTATTCTCAGTTGGTTCTTCGGAAATATTCATCCCCATCTGACCAACCATTGCTTCCAAGTCATTATTCAAATCACTCATATGTCTTAAATTGAATTAGTATACAATGCAAAATTAAATAAAAAAGGGATACAATTACTTGCACCCCTCTGTTTATCAGTGTATTAGACTATTTTCTAAATCTCCGTACTTTTTTAGCAATAGATTTAGGCTGATTAACAAACTGTTTACCTTTTTTGTTACCCTTAGCTTTCGCTCTGTTGGTAGCTCTTTTTTCCGCTGGGCTTAACGCCTTCCAAGCCGCATCTGGTAAGTATCTCTTTTTCCCTTCAGACTTACTTCCGTCTGACGTTCTCCACTTTTGCTTACTCCATTTGCTTAAGCTGTTAGAAGCTTTCTTCTTGCCCTTGTAACCTCCTCCAGACTTTTTGTAACGAGCTACAGCAATCTGTGCTTTACGAGCAGACCACTGACCAGCACGACCACCTTTAGTACCAGCCTTTACTGCTGCTACTATGCGTTTCCATTTTTCTGGATTTGATTTTTTAGCGGTACTCATAATTTAGCTACCACAAGCTTCACATTCTTCTGGGTTTTCAAGATTACAGGTTGGTTGTTCTGCTGTTTCTAATTCATTGACGAAATCTGCAAAGCTGTCGCTCATAATTTTAAGGTGTAAAAGTTAGACAAAAACGAGCTGCTAAGTTACTTATTTATTCTTTAGCCTCTCGTTCTCTTTTGAGAGGAAGTCTACCTTCACACGAAGTGCGTGAACCTCAGCTGTGAGCTGCAATACCTGCTCTCTAAGCTCGTCTTTCTCGTCAGCAGATTGCGCTAACAATGACTCTAAATTTCTTACTCTGTTCTTCAAGTCGTCTCTGTATTGCACTCCATCACTGTTTTCTAATTCCGATTTCTTTTCTTCAGACTTAACTCTAAGACGAGCCTCAAAGAATTTCCATATACCTGCCGACCCAGCAACGGTGGCAAGTGTTACTACTATTTGTGTGATATTATCCATTTCGGTGTAGCTGTTCTGTTTTTAATCTTTTAAGGCTGCTGAACGAAGAAATTACTAATAACACCCATCCGTAATGAGATGGAGACGGTAATCCAATCGTAAGTAAGTACATCATTAGACTTGTAGCGTATAAACCGAATGTAATAACAGACGCTCTAATGCGGCAAGAAAGCTCACCTTTAGCTACACATATAAACTGATAAACACCTGCTGCGATAAGCATAAGTTGATACACCGGCATAAACCCTATCTCTAAAGCTGTAGCAATAGGAGCGAGTATCATTAGCGCCATAGATAATGTAAGTTCAGTAGGCTGGCTATCGCTATAAGTCCATATGTTCTTTACGTTCTTAAACACCCTTGTCTAGTTTTTCCTTGAACACTCTGACGGTATTCCAAAAAGCGAATAGACAGATTATAACCCATCCCACGTTAGAGCCTCCGATGATATTGGTTTGTATCAGATTGATTACGGTCATGATAGCCACGAGTGATGCAATCTGCACAGCCAGTAGTCTCATTCTTAGTGTACCGTTCCATAAAACTGCCCACATCTGAAACATACCTGCTAGGATAGCGCCTAGACATAGGAAACGGTTAGGTGTGTGGAACTCGACAATCATGGTTGCCGGTAAAGCAATCATATGACAGAACGCAATTAGAACCTCATTAGGCTCTGAGTCGCTGTACCAAAATAGTTCCTTGAATCTTTCTAACCCTTTCTTATACGAATGCATCTACCACTTTACTTTGTTTGCAACAGCTGTACACATCTCAATAAATTCTTCTTGAGTGTAACTCTGTTTACTCATATTAACCATCTTGTGAACCCAATGAATATTACCTTCAATGTATCCTTTTGATGAATCTATCCTGTCTAAGGAAGCTGTATTTTTGTTTACCTCCATAGCGTCAATATCCCATCCTGTTAAAGCGCATTTAAAGTCCTGCTCAATTAACAAGTCTGCTAAGTACTCAAAAGTAACCCCCCAGTCTAACCCTCTTAAATCAGCTTGTGCTTCATACTTATAGCAAAAAGAAGTTCTTAGAACGTCTTTAACCCAGCCTTTGTGAGCGTTATTTTCAGGTCTTTTGTTAGAACAAGACTTACACTCTTTGCCATCATTGTATGATGATAAAGCATAGCTATGCCTTAGATAAGATTGCTCTTCTCCACAGCTAGGACAGGGTTTATACCAACGTCCATCTTCTCCTTTATATGGATATTCTACACTCACCATTTAACTTTTGAAGACCACCAAGCCGCAGACATCTTGCCTTTAGCTATATTCTTTCTATGTCTAGCCTTGAATGATGCTCTTTTCTTCTTCATGCGGTCAGACTCACCAGACTTTGGCTTACCTGCTGTAGAAGCACCTTGCTCTCCGAAACGAATGGTTTTGATTTTATCTCCTTGCTTAGCCACTACAATATGTGACTTTTTAGGATGGTTAGGTGTACGCTTTGGTTTGTTATAACCAGAGACACCTGCTCTTTCTAAACGTGAATCTTTTTTCTTCGCTTTCATAAACACAAAGGTATAAAAAAAAGGGGCTACATTTCTGTAACCCCTTGAGTGTAAGCTTGTTAGGTTTTATTCCTCAACCACTTCCATTTTTGCTTCTTCAGCAGTTTCCTCGTACTCACCTGTTTCCAAGTTAACGGTAATGCTACCGTAAGCATCTTCGAGTTTCTTTTGCTCTGCTTGCAAAGTACCTTCGAGTTCAGCTACTTGGGTTAGTAGTTTAGACTTGTCGTATTCCAAGTCACCGAGTGCTGCTTTAGCACGGTTGAAGTTAGATACTGCGAGGCGTACTGCCTCAAGTTCTTCCTGCGTAATTTTCTTAGCGTCAGCCATAATGTTTAAGTTTTATTGAATTCAACGATACAAATATAATACAAAACAGATTAATCTGTCAAGTTGTCTTAAGCATCAGCAGCTCCGTCAAACTCTGGTAGAGTCTTTAGGTGAGCGTAAGCTTGAGCAAGTACATTGTCAGTAGCAGTCCAGTCTGGTTCAAAGCTGTATACTTTGCTTGAAAGCGGTTCTGCAAGTGCTGTACGAGCATCAGCATCAACGTAAGACTTAACGGTTACGTTAGCTCTTTTTTCTACTTGCAATACCGTTTCCTCAACTGGTGGAGTTGGGTTACCGTCTGCATCTGGTGCTTGTTCTACCATCTGTACGTACTCGTACTCGTTTACGTAGTAATCCACATTTGTGATTCTGTGGTATGCGCTGTCAAACGTGCTGCCAAATTTTTCAACTGATTTTGTTAAAGCCATTTTTGTTTTGTTTTATGTTTTACAAAGTTAATAATTATCTAACTGATGGTCTAATACCATCAAGGTATATAGCCTGTCCGTTCGCAAGGTTAAACCTTATCTCCCCTCTATCGGTAATTTCCACAGAAGTCATCTCTGTATTCTCCATACCAAATATAAATGCTGGAATAGAAGGTGCTGGAATAGGAATGTTTGTCAATCCAGAACCATCTCCAGAGAATGCTGTTGCATACATAGTGCCTGTTACTGATGCACCATTAGCTGTTGTTTCAAGTTTCTTTGCCCCATTGTGCATTAACTCTGTAGAACCATTTCTTCTCCAAATAGTCATCCACTCATTGTCCATGTCATTATACATACCACATAATGTAGCACCAGAAGACATCCATACGAAACGCTCATTGATAGAATAGCCTTCCCAGCCTCCACGACCATTTCCGTGTGTAGAAACTGTTCCGTAGTTAGAACCATGACCACCTTGACCAACACTAAACACTTTTTCACCAGCGTCTTGGAACTCTGTGTGCGAGTCGTTAACGTGTTTGATTGCCCATGTACCTCCAGCATCTAAGAAGCCTACTTGGTTAGAACTGTTTGCATAAACATATCCACGAACAGTACCTGCGTGATTATCACGGAATCTAAGCCCATTTGCGGCAGTACCACCAGCAATATTCCAATAATCATCATCATCAGAGTAAAAGTGCTGACCTGTTGCTTGGTTGAAGAGACCTTCACCGCTGTTGTAGTTTCTAAACCAGTTGTCAGCATAGAACTCAGTAGCACGTACATTCTTACCAGACTGTCCCCAATCGTAGCCGTCAAGTTTGTCTGAGTCTACTGCTTTGGCTGTAGCACCTAATTTGCTATCAGCAGTAGTTTGTGCTGTGTTAATTTCTGCTCTTAAACCTTCTTCTACAGATGTTAGCGCATCTTGTGTGAGGTAATTAGCATCGTTAGTAAACCTTGAAATGTTTTCGTTAAACAGACTTGTAGCATAATCTGCTCTGTATGCTGTGTTTACAAGAACTGCTGATGCGTGTGTCCGACCTACAGCCCATCCACCTAAGTGCAGGTAAGAACCCTTTGCGTTTTGAATATCTCCTCCTGTAGAGTTAATTGAGTTTATAAATGCTGTTCCTCCTACACGAATACCTTCTTCTGCTGCGAGAGACACAGCATCTAAGTTTGTAAGTTCATTTCCGTGTAGAGCGTATCCAGACTTTGTATTCTCAACGACAGGAGTTACAGCGTCTACCGTTCCAAAGTTTGGAGTGTCACCTTCTTGATGAACACGTACATAGTAGTTAGAAGATGTAGTTACATATACTTGAAGCAGTTTTGTTCCATATGTATTATCAGAAGTTTGATATAATACTCTTGCCCCTGTAATTCTATTTGCGTGTCCGCCACAATTTAAAACTACAAAATTAGAATCTGCATAGCTACGCATCCAATGAATACGGATAAAAGCGTGGTCACCACTCTCTCCATCTGTAACATATACTTCACCGCTAAATCTTGCACTTGTACAAGAAGCAACGGTAATCCATCCTGCTCCTGCTGTTGCGTTTTTAGCTCCTATTCTTCTAAAGAATCTTCCGCTGTCAATACCATCTAATAGATTTGAATCAGCAGCTTTAGCGGTTAATCCTAATTTGCTATCTGCCGTAGCCTGCGCTGCATCCGCTGCGTCACCTACTGCAATAAGTCCCTGTAATGCTTTGTTCGCATCGGCTTGTGCTGTATCCGCTTTTCCTACCGCTGTATCTGCTGTAGACTGTGCTGCGGTAATAGTAGGAATTATATCTTCGTCAATTCGAGTGTGTACTCCTTGCGCTTCTCCTGCTGCATCAAATGCAGTGTCTAACCAACCATATCTGCCAGTCCATAATCTACCATCTGTAGCGAGTAACATTATCCTGTTGCCACTGCCGCTGCCGTTATAGTTCCATACAAATGGATAACCTCCTAATCCGGAATACGCTTCAGTTACACCATCGGTACGCCACATCATTTGACGGCTGTTACCGTAAAACTTAATGTGATTGTTATCACCTGTTGCTCTAAACCAATCGTCAGCAGTATAACTAGACCCTAAGTCTCTTGCCGTAGTTGCAGTAGCAGCATTTCCAGAAAGGTCTCCAGAAAAACCATTTCTTGACCAAACACCTGCCCCATTGGTAATAAGCATCTCTGCATATGCGTTATCTGTACCAAGAATACTGTGTGGGTTTGTTTGATTAACTCCATAAGCAAACGCCATGATATGTGCGCCTTCTTGATACTGACCTTGACCGATAACCCATTTTGCAACATCATTAGTAGATGTGCTTTGTGTAGCAAGAGTTAAAGTAGAACCGTGCTTATTGGAGTTTGCGTTTCTTGATGCGATGATAAGGTCGGAGTAGTGAGAGTCAAGAATAAGTTGCGCTCTACCGTTTGCAGTGCTATCGTCTTCCCACTCTGCATGGGTTAAACCTGTACCACGTTTTATGTGAATACGCCCTTGATTAATATACGCATCTCCTAATACCTCAACACCTGCGCTTGTAGTTTTAAATCTCTCACCGCCATCTTCATACAAACTCACATAAGGTCTTGTGTTAGCAGTGAACATATAAAGCAGTGCGTGATTAGCACCTGCTGTGTCCTCGCCTTGAAAGTATATGTTACCATTTCCATGGTTGTAGTTACGGAAATACGTGTGACTCCCATTGAACTGCATTCTAAAATCAGCGCTATTGCCTAAACGAACTTCATATCCATCCTGCCACTCAGTATGACCAGTTACATTGTCAGATGCATCGGAACGAAGAAATTGAGAAGAGTTTACACCATCGAGTTTATCGGCATCAGTGGCTTTATCACCAACCCTCATATATGCGGTTACAGCATTTCCGTCTTTGTCAACTTCAACCATTTCACCGTTGTCGGCAATCTTAAATTTGTTGATGAATGTATCGGAAGCAGTGTCCTTAAACTGAAAGATACCTCTGTTAATCCTAAAGCCCATATTATATGTTTATCCAAGTTTTTACTAAGTGTGATTCTCCTTCTGCACTCTCAAGTGCTTTTCCAAGTACACAGTCGTAGAGACCGTGCTGTCGCATATAAGCAGGTGAAATAGCTTCTGCGTGTCCTTCTTTCTTTCCAGATGTAACCAAGTAGTCTCCTTCGTTTACTGAACCTGTTACTAATACAGGCTCTGCACCTTGAATAAGCGGTGAGTCAATACCCTTCACTGCAATACCCATACGCATATGGTCTGCTGCTGTAGTACAAGGGACATTCTTACCGCCTTTCCATACTAACACTGTACCAGTCTCGTACTCTCCAACAGACTTCTCACCTTCTGGGTTCTGTAGGTTTTTCTCGTGCTGACCTGCTGAATCAAGAATCTCACAGAATACCACTTGCCAACGGTTGGTATCAAGACCGAGTAAATGCAATCTATCTCTTGATGGATAAAAGTTACCATTACCATCTACAGTTACTCTAATAGTAGGGTCTGCTGTAGAAGCTATTTGAAGATTGCCAGCAGCGTTAGAAAGGTCGTCTGGAGCATCTGAAATCAACCAGTTTTGCCATTGAAGACCTTCTCCAAATCCAGAGTCGTTAAACGAAATATGGTTTACTTCTTGGATGTTGAAGTTGTTCATATCAAGCACAGAGTTCGCACTCTTACGCATAAATACGCTGCTATCTAATCCATCAAGAAGGTTAGAGTCAGCTGCTTTAGCATTAACACCAAGATACAATCCTGCGTGATTACCCCAGCCATAAGCCGTATCCCAGTTAGTAATCTTACCAGTCGTGATTGTATTACCATTAAGAGTAAACACACCATCTTGACGGAATTTGTACATCTGAGTTCCATTGAAATCAAATGTAAACTCGTCACTTGTTGCTTCAGTATGGAATAAGCCGTAGTTTGTTGCTCCGTTTAGTGCTATAAGAGGAACGTGAGAGCCAGAAACATAATCAACAAGAATGCCATTTGTAGCATACAGTCTACCAACTACATTTGCTCCGCTGCCATTTGTGGTAAGTTTAGCATTCCCATTATGAAAGAATTGAATACCTCCATTTTCAGCATACTGCATAATCCATTCACCCTGCTGGTCATCATAAAGACCAATAGTAGAGTCATTCACCATGAATGAACCAAGAGCCTCATTGGAAGAGTTTGTCACCTGTAACCCTCCCCATCCACTTGTGCTACTGCTTATAGAAAGTAAATCTGCTCTATCTGTTGATTCTTTAAGTACAACTCCGTTTCCGAGTGTAATCTGTGTAGCAGAGAATGTTGCTGGTACGGCAGTTAGATATTCAGCATCAGCGTGGTTACCCCAACCATAAGCGGTATTCCATTGACCAGAGTTACCTCCAGAAGCCGTAATAACACCTGTAGCGGTATAGTTTCCATCGTTAGTAGTAAACGTATGTCTTACTACATTTGAATCTGTCTCACGTAAGGAAATTACATTGTCAGATGCAATCGTTAATTGACCTATACTATCGTGATGAGAAATGTAGGATACTTGACCTGCGGTATTGCTAAAGCTTAATTTTTGGTTTAATGTATGAAGATTTAAATCTCCAGTCATTGTACCACCACTCTTAGGTAAAGCTGCGTTAGCAGTTGTTTCTACTGAAGCAATATATGGAATAACCTCATCATTAATACGAGTATCTATTGCACCAATGTTATTAGTTACAGTAGTACTAAAATTAGCATCGTCTCCTAATGCAGCAGCTAATTCGTTAAGAGTGTTTAGTGCTGCTGGTGCAGAGGCTACAAGGTTGGATACCGCTGTGTCTACATAAGACTCTGTAGCGTATCCTGTGAGGCTTGAAGACGTAAGGAAAGTGTTTGGGTCAAAGTTGTAAGATGTCCATACTTTTTGCCAATCGTGCCATCCTGTAGCATCACCTTGTCTCGCTCTCCACCATAAACCACCAGCTGGAGAGTCAGCATGAAAGAATTGAGCTCTTCTACCTGCTGATGCTTGATTCACAAAAGTTGTGACAATACTGTGATTAGCATATGGTGCTGAAGTATAATTATTAAATCCTAATACTACATCAGCATCTACGGTGTCAATGATGTCTGGAAAACTACCGCCATCTCCACCGATAAGCATATATCTTCCATCGTGGTTATGTGAAGGTAAGCTTTGCAAGTATCTTGCATCTCCTTCTGTTTGAGTTAAATACTCAGCAGGCACAGATGTTAGATAGTTTTCATCAGCGTGATTCCCCCAAGAATAAGCTGTATCCCAGTTTGTTTTATTGTAACCAGTTTTAGCCGTAGTTCCATCGAAGAATTCATCCATCTCCGTCTCGGTGTAATAACGAGCATCGTGGTGGTGAGCAGGCAAAGATGTTAGGTAGTTTCCAGCTGGCTGGAATACTCCGTCTCCGTACAACAATGCAAGCTCATCTTCACCTGTAATCTCTCTTACATTCCAGTTAGAGAATGTTACATCACCTGTGTAGTTGATAAAACCAAAGTATGTAGGCTGTTGAGGCGGTGCAACAAACTGAGGTGCGTTAAATATCAAGTTGCCATCGACATAAACCTTAAATAATCCTTTGTCTGGATTTGATGGGTCTACGTAGCTGATAATCTTGTATCTATGATACAGACCGTCATTAGGCGCATATTTCACATCTGTTGATGTTGCTTGATTGGTATTTGTAGCTATATCACGAATGTGAAACGCATCTGCATTTTGATGCGTGAGTTTATATCCAGCCTCACCGTTGCCGTAGATACTTGCAAGCGTATCAAGTCCCCAGAAAATACCTTGATGGTTTGCTCCGTTTGTACCCTTGATAGACACTTCAAACACAAAGTTTTTACCACCGTTAGGGAAGGCAAGACCTCTGTATGTATTTACTGTAGCAAGTACAACCTCTTCGGTAAACAACTGATAATTGCTATCAGTAGCATTTATTGGAACAAGGTTATTTCCGTTTGTAGCGTACTTGTTATCTGACTCTGTTTTTGTATAGTATCTGCCATCGTGGTTGTGTGATGGCAATGATTGCAAAGCGGTATCTGCCAATGCACCTTGCGCTGCTGTAGCGAAGTCTGTGGTGTCGGCAGCTGCTGCTGTACCAAGAGTAGGAGTTCCAGAAATATTTGTATAGACAAGCTCTCCAGCAACATAACTTTCAACTTCGTCAGAAGTCTTATAGTCGTTTGTGCTTGCAGCTGCCATTGTTCCAAGAGTAGGCTTACCTGTAAGGTCTGCATAAGCTCCGCTAAAGAATGAACCAGTATCTACACTACCGTCAGACTTAAGGAATCCTACAGTAGTAGCACCTGTCTTAAATCCATCAGCGTAAAAATATCCCTTGCCTGTGTCTGTTACCTCAAAGTATCCTCTTTCTATTCCGAGATTCTGGAATGATGCAATCTTTTCTGTAGCTCCTTGCTGAATCTGTTCTTGGTTATTGATGAACAGATTACCTTTTACCAGTACAGAGTTCTGGAATGCAGATAGACCAGAGGTTGCAATTTCAAGTACGTTAGATGTACCGAGACCTCCAGAAGCAGCAATCACAAACTTATCACTATCTGAGTTATCGATACCCATAGTAAACGACTGGGTACTAATCTTAAACTCCATACTGGCATCACCAGTATTTCCATCTTCAATGAGTAGCTTAGGCGTAGTAGTCTGGTAATCAAATACGTGAAGCTTAGCATCTGGTGCTACGTCAGATTGATATGTGCCAATGCGAACGCCATCGCTATAAAAAATACCGCCACTTGCGGTAGACCAAATACTTGATGCTGAAGTAGATATGTAATCTGTTCCGTCTACAGCTGCTACAATCTTGCCATTAGCGTCAAGCTTAAGCATTGAGCCGCCAGTAACAGTAGACAGAGTAACGTCACTAAGAAACTTTTGAGACATAATAGTGAAATATGTTTGTGCTTACAAAAATACAAAAAAAAAGAGGGGCTAATGCCCCTCTATATCAGAGTGTTATCTGAATTAATTAGTACCTCCAGCAGCTCCTCCACCGTCACCGTGTGACTCTGGCTTAACAACTTGTAGGTTTAAGATATAAGCACCATCTGTTACAGTCGAACCGAAAGCAACTTCAACTTCATCGTCAGTAGTTCTTATAACATCAACGAAAACAGTCTCACCTGTAGTTGCATCCATTACTTGAGCGATAATGCGCTTAGTACCCATGTAATGCTCTACAGTGTAGGTGTTTCCAGACTTAGTTACCCAAAGCTCTCCAACAGGCTTAACACCTCCAGATGGCTCTAAAACAAGCGACATATTCTGTCCGCCCATCAAGTTCTTAAGTGTCTGAATACCTACTTTTCTAATCTCTCCAGCTCCAGCTACATCCTCCTCAATAAGAACGTTTGCTACATTAGATACAAGAGGAATAGTGTTAAGCTTTAACTTACCACCTACTTGCCATCTGTCGTTTACATCATCCCATAAGAAAGACACGTTAGACTCAGTACCTCTATCTACTTCAAAACCAGAGAACGTAGAACTTACTCCAGCACCTTGTTCTCCTTTGTTGAGAACGATTACGTTATCTGTGATTGCTGTATTAGTCGTCTCAATAGAAGTAAGAGAACCTTGAACAGTCAAGTCACCAGTTACTGTCAAGTCATCACTGATTGTAATAGCACTTGATGTAGCGTCTTGAGTAATAACAGAATCAGTCAATTGACCGTTCGTGTCATCCCACATCAGCAAGGTATTAGCACCAAGAGAAGCGTGGTTCTTAAGAGCTACCGCATTGGTTTCAACCGAGATACCTGTTCCCTCACCAACCGTGATAGTAACAGACTCACCAAGAGCCATAGTTCCACCAGAAGTAGAAGTAAGACCGTTTCCTTTGGTTACAGTTACACTGTCGTTAGCGAGAGAGCTGTTAGGAATTTGGTAAAGCTGCAAATTAGTACCGATGAATCGAATACCAGAATCAGTATCCATTGTCAACCACCCAGTAGTACCAGCGTTAGACAATGCTGAGCTATCCCAGAAAAGGATACCATCACCTGTAGGTGCAGACAAGTTCTCGATACCTAAGTGGTCGAGTTCGATAGTTACATCACCACCAGAACCACCTGTTACAGAGATAGTGTTCTTAGCTCCAGAAGAAAGACTGGTTAAGTCACCAGTGATGTCAATCCACGCAGCACCATCTGCATCGTAGATATAAAGTTTTTTTCCGCCAGACTGAGACGAATCCCAGTACATTTGACCCTCAACAGGATTAGAGGGAGCGAGAGCCAACGAATGCATAACCGCATTCTTCAACTCATTTTTCTGTAGGTCTATACTTCCGTATATATCTAGACCAGAGAGAAATTTAACAGCCATAGAGTTTTAGTTTTTAGTTTAAGTAAGCCTTACCACTAAATGAGGCGCTGAAGCTTACGGTTAGGTTATTATTATCGATATACTGTACTTCACCAATGACAACATTATCACCGCTGTCGACCACCGTTACCGATGGCTTTTTATTTAAATTGTGGTTTATTGTCCACGTTTTAGATGAGCTTGTCTGCTCGTGTTCAAAACGAGAATCGGTAATACCGATAGCTTTCATCCCTGCAATGGTTACATTGCTTGGACTCTGCTCTGGTACAGTTACACTGACTACCGTTCCGTTTTTTATTTCAATATTGTTACTCACTTACATCTTCGTTTACTTGAAACACTCCGTAAATCCAAGTGGTCACTACACCACCAAAGTTAGACTGTAGGTCATATACGTATAGACCACCATCTACATTAGACATTGCTGTGGCAGTTGCCGTAACTTTTAAGTTACCATCAACATCCCCCACATATGTGAAATCTGTTTCTGGAATAATATCCCCTGCTGAGGTATCTGTTTCTTTTACATCCAGCTTCCAGCTATATCCTGTCAAGTCAAATGCAGTTCCAGATGCATCTGTAAAAGCTAAGTCCAAGACAAACGTGTCACCCTTTCTACAGGTGATGTCTACTCGTTTAGCTGCGTCTAAGTTTATCTTGTTTGCCATTACACGTTCCATTTATTACGTAGATATTCTCTAACGCTTGTTAATTCTGTAGATGTCAATGCTCTATCATATACAATGACCTCGTACATCCACCACCCTGTACCTGTACCTGTTTGAGATGGGTTTTCTGGATTGTTTGTTCCAATTCCAATACCTCTACCAAAAACTAAATCTAAAGAATGATTAGGGAATTGAATTTCTTGATTTACGTTTCCGTCATCGAGACCCACATATATATCTGCTGAGCTTGAGCTTGTTCCGTATGCGTAAGCTATATCAACAGTTCCGTTATTCTGAAATGAAAAAGGTGTTTCAAATAGTCCTCCTGCTCCGTCACCTAATATAGCTCTTAGCTTATTCGATGTGCTTCTTCCCAGTCTAAAGCTTGAGCTATTATCTGGAGTTGAATTGTCTCCTATGTAGATACCTGTATGATATGTAGAAAGTAACTTACCTACGTAAATCATTGTAAACTCAGAACTTCCATCAAGGACAGGTAGCTCAGACTCTACAAGTATATCATTAGTAAAGTACAATACCTTTCTACCTTCTTGGATATCAACAACAGGTCTTTTATTTAAATCTGTCTGAAGCAAATCAAAAGAAGTCCCTCCACTTTTATCTTGGTATATATCTACAGGTTCACCATCGTTGTAAAGAGATAAAGACTTTTCGTTATACCAAGCAACAGGCTGTAGAGGAATGGGAACACCAGTCTCTAAGACATTTGATTTATTGATATGTAGTCCTAATCCAAGCATTAACCTTCAGTCAAGTTGTAAGCCAAAACAACACCAGAGATAGCAGTAACCGATGTGAACTTTCCGTAGATAGTTAGACCAGCTGGAAGTAGGATTTGACCCACATCAGCGTTCATGCCTGTTGGAATTGTGTAATCAACTAAAGACTCCTCAAGAGCTGTAATAGCGACAAACTCTCCATCAACTGGAGAGCTGCCAACAATTTTGAATCCATTCTGACCAAATGATTGAAGGTTTGCAGCGTATTCTGCTTTAAGCCTGTTGTGGTTTTTATCTAAAGCCATATTTTTTATTTTTTACAAAGGTAGTAATTTACTGATTATGAGCTTGTTAACCTATCAACTAAGCTTTCTTCTTCGTCTTGAAGTTCACCACGCTGTCCTTGACGCTGAGAAATCATTTTAGATTGTTCTACAGCTTGTTTTTTAACACGCTCATCTTTTCGGTCTTCTTTCTCTTTTTCAAGTCCTGCTCTAAATGACATGTCCTCTTGACGTTGCATCTGAGAGGTCATTCCTTTGGAAGTTTCAAGCTGTTGTTTCAATTCGTACTCCAATTGTAAAAGTTGTGCCTGTGCTTGAGCATCCGCTTGAATCTCAGCAATTTTAGCTTGAGTTTTTGCTTGAATCTCCTGCATCTTACCTTGTGAAGCAGCCATTGCTGTTTGCTGATTCATCTGAGCTTGCATCTGAGAGTTCTGGGCAGCCATCTCTTGTTGTTGCTTAATACGTTTCTTGCGTCTTACAATCAATAATCTTTCCGCTTGGTCAATATCTCTAAGCTGACGAATGGCAATAGCATCTTCAAGGTCAATCTCTTTCTGAGAAAGGGCAATCTGAATGTTTTGCTCTAAGTAAGATTTCTCTGTATCGTCCATTTCTGTATGAATCTTCACACCAAAGTTGTACATCGGAAGATTAGAAAATGACGAAAGGATATCCATGTTTGTCTTTCCAATAGCATTCTCATAAGCCTTAAAAATAACAGACTTAGGAGGGAGAATCTGAAGACACTTAATTACATCCTCACATACTCTGCTGTACAGATAAATAGAAGCATTGGTAATGTCGTAGATAGCGTTGTTCCCAGCAGCCATTGCTTGCTGACGAACACCTACGAGCTGCTCTCCTTTTGGAGATGTACCGTCCATTACTTCATTAATACCTGTTGTATCACGGATAAGACGGAGATTATGGTTGTAAATAGCAATAAGCTCGTTGATATTCCTAATGCTATTGTCCAGAGAACGAACTGGAGGGTTTTGGAATCCACCTTCTGGATTCTTTGAACGATAGTAGAATACACCTGTTTGTTCATAGATGTCTTGGATATCTAATGGTTGTAGTTCACCGCCTTTACCAAGCTGTACATTTTCAAGACCTTCGATGTCTACAATGAGACCGTCTGGCTTTGCTTTAGCAATAGCTTGTTGAAGTTTTAAGTGCGATAGTTGTAATTGGTCAGCGAAACCAATTACAGAGCCTACGAGAGACTTAGGCATCATTCTACGTAGGTTTGTAGCTACAACAGAGTATGAAAGTCTTGCTTTTGTTAAATCGTGGGCGTTCTTTGGTACATTCTTACACTGTCCGTATCCATATACAAAATCAGTACCTACAATGTAATTACCGCCATAAACTGTTTGTACATTCATGTGTACAGGCTTTCTGTCATAAACAGATTCCTTTGGTGGCGTGTATTCAAAACCTTTGTAGTAGAACCCTTTGTTTCCAAATCTCGATTCTTTCTCTTCAAAGAATATAGAGTCGGAAGACAGAAATTCAAAAGACATAACCTCAATGATAAACTCATCGTATCCATAAGTTGTACGGTCAAGAGTCTCATCGTAATATTTATAGCTTATTTTGTCTGCTCGGTTCTGGTATTTGTTTTTAACTGATTGGGCAATTTTAGCATATTGTTCTTCAGTAAACTCATTGCCAGCGATACGCTTGAGTTCCGAGATACTAATCTTTTTGATGTGTCCTGCGTAAATGAGGTCACTAAATGTAGGGTCTTCGGTGTAGCTATGAAAGAAATAAGCTGGGTCAACGTATTCTTCGGTGATGCCATAGTTAGGGTCGTTGTTTCTCTTAACAACGCCCATACCAGTGGTTACCAAATCGGTAACTGCTCTACGATAAACACGCTGGTCAAAATCGTTCCATTCCAATGTAGCGTTAATACCAACTTGAGCAGCAACCTCAGCAGCCGTCTTGATATTAGTGTCCATGAAGATTTCTGCCTCTTCTGGAGTATCTGGAATGTTATTAATATCTGTGCCTACATCAACACCTTTTTCTTGTAGTTGTTGAAGCATCTGCTTGTTCTTGACCTCAAACATCTTTTCAGCACGCTTGCGGTCTTTTTCAGACTGTGATAAAGGGTCTAAGGCTCTTACGTTTGGATAAGGTTTTTTTGAAAGTATGTTGTTTACAACAATCTTAACGAATTTTGGTACGATAGGAACTGGAGACCAGTCAAGATTAAGTAGTGTTCCGTCCCCACTGTTAGGGTCTAGAGAGTTTAAAATTTGTTTATAGATAGATGTATCTTGTGTACCATTCGCATAATCACGATTGGTTTCAAAATCTTTCATTCTTCTACGGAACAGACTTCTCTCATCATCAGCATTACCCCACTGCTTCTCAATAGCCTTGGCGTATTTTAATCCGTATGCTTTAGATACTTTTTTAGAGTAATCTGAAAATGGGTCTGGGAAATTACCGTACTTCCCTTTGGTTTCTTTATCGTACATATAGCCTTTCGCAAAATACTTCCTTGCAAATATACGAAATTAAACCGCTGTGTTTTAACGCCTTATCTCTTGCTTGTATCTTCTAAAGAACTTTTTGTCGTTAAAGTTTGATTTTGGTTTTTCGGATTTGAACTTCTGGGCTGCAAGAAGCGCAAGACCTGCGCTAATAGTAAGGTCATACTTAGTCCTGTTATCAATCTTGTAACCAATCCAGTCTTCCAGAGTACGATTAAAATACATTTTGCCATATTCACCTGTTTCTGGGTTAATACCTACATGCTCTTCTACATATGCTTCAATAGCATGAGCATGTGCTTGAATTACATCCTGTGAGTTGGATGGTATACCCCTTGTTTTCGTGTTTGAGGCAGCATTAGGAGACTTTAAATGCTCTGGACGCTTCATAACATATTCCTCGTATCCTCTTGCTTCAAAATGCCTTACAATGCCGTACTTGTTATTTTCTATTAATAGTGGATATCCGTAAAATACTGAAGCCATAAGTATGTCTTCATAGAAAATCTTAGCCAGAGGCGGACGAGAGGCGTACTCAGCCACAAACATATTAGAAGGGGCGGCAAGAGTAAACTTGTTATAAAGATGGCAAGCCCCCTTAGAACCCCTATTATCAGTAGTACTATCAAGGTCATAACTATCTACACCTCCAACGCCTATGTGGTCGTTAGCAGGGACTTTCTTTCCGTGCTCAATCCTATACTTATTACGTATTTCTTTTGGTGGCATCCAAGATATTCTCCATCTACCTTGTGGATTTGGAGAAAAGACTACCTCAGTATCTTTCACTCCATCCTTCCAGCTAAAGTTGCCTTGAACTACAGGATTAGGAAACAACTCGTCATTGTATGAAATCTGCTCATATATTCTACCAACATTAAATGTTGAACCCTCAATAGAATCACGCATCGCTTCATCAATAGTAAATGGGAACTGACGTATGAATTCATTAAGCTCTCGTGCATCGTGCTTCAGTGCCTCACGCTCATTTTTTAGATAAGTCTTTGCTCCTATCTTTATCCAATCACCATCAAGTCCCATTACTGGTTCTTCTGGGTCTTCTACAATAGGATTTCCGTACTGGTCAAAGAAACCTTCCAACGCTTCGAATGCAGGGATAAAAAGCCTGTATAGACCTGTCTTTGTTCTACCATTGGCGTTACGGTCTTGTGGGTCAGAGTCTCTCCATATTTCCTTGTACTGCTTACCACCTTTATCCATAGGATTTACCGTAGAACCTACAAGAGCCTTACCTATAATCCTACGACCTACAATCAAACAAGTTTTTTCAATACGCCACGCTTCACGGATGTCCGTAGGCTTCTCCCACTTACCTGCCTCATCAAGAAACAGCATATGTGTTTTCTCACCATCGTATGCATTGTTCGTGGTATTCTTCCAGTTAATAACTGTATTGAGTGCCTCCCCTTTATTGGATGTTTTGTTCTTCTTTGTAATACGCTTAGAAGGCTCACGGAATGCAAGCTCCATGCGAGGGTTGGTTGTACCATCCTGTATAGGTTTAAAGAAGAATGGGTAAGACTTAAACATTGGAACAACCTTCTTCATAAAAACGTTTTCCTGTGCATCTTTACCAGTCTTAGACTGAATACCCAGAAGCTTGTCTTTTACCTGCGTACCTTCATCTACAAGAATAGCTGAAGAAATGTTTGTGTATCCAGAACGTCTACACTTTACATAGTTTTGTCCAATAGCACGAGGGTCATTTTCTATTGCTGCAAAGTGAATAAACAGCCTTCTTTGAAACTCTAAATAACTTGCGTAGCCGATATCCATCTTCGACCACTGAAGCATCATGTAATGTCTGCCTGTAATGTATGTAGCGACACCATTATTCCAAAACCAAACACCTTCACGCCTGCGTTTAAACTCCCTTTCGATATACGGAGAAAAACGCTTTTTAAATTCGGAAGGCATCTCGTACCACTCATCCATACTCCGAATCCGAGACAGCTCCTGTGGCATAGGTAGTCTCTTCCACATCTGCATTTCTTTGGGCTTATCATAGAAGAGGATGTCTTCGTCTTTCGGCTGGTGTGGTAACTGAATATAAATATTACCGATTTCGATGACCTCACCAGCTGAATCGTTGGGACATATATTAACCACTTCCTCATCGTATCCTTTAATTTCCTTAAGCCCTGCCATTTCATTACATTCTATTTATTCGTCCCAATAAAGGAATCGCCATTCACTATTTTGAGAACCGCTCTGCGAATCCTCCAGAGTAGTCTTGTTGTTCTTCAATTCCTCCTGTTTCTTTAAGCTCTTTGACCATTTGTTCGAGTCGCTGGTATTCAATGAGTAGTTCTTTTGCGTCAACAGCAGTCTGTTTTATGCTTTGTAGTTCAGCCTTTCGCTGAGAACCAGAAAGCTCACCGTCAACAGGTTTCTTAATCTCCTCAATCATATTATTTATTGCCACCTCCATAGATGATAGCAACCTTGTTGAGGCTTCAACAGTTGTAAATTTACTTTTCTTTGGCATATACTAAGTCTGTTATTCTCATTCTATAGACTTTAGTGCCATCTTGCATTTCCATCTGATAGTCTGAGTTTTTCGTGTAGCCCACAGTATCACCAATGCTCGCTCCAATCCATTCTGAATCTCTGGGTAGGGCGAGTAGTTCTCCCTCCAGTTTAGGTTCTTTTTTGATTTCAAGAATAATCCCAGAAGCAGTTGTTTTCTCTTCTTCTTCATCTTGCGGTAGAACGAAACACCAATCACCAAGCATATGTATGCGACCAGCTTCGTCTTCGATTGCGATAGCGTGGTTTCCATATCCTCCGTTAGGGTCGTAATTAACCAAGTATAATCCATTTCCTATATCGTAAATCTGTTCCATTACAACGTGGTGATGGAAGTATAGTATTTGACCGATGTATGGTGCGTCTTTGAAGCCTGCTGGTGCAGCTATAATTTTACCAAAGTTCACTCTATTTCCAAACTCGTCAAACTTAGTTACGAGCTTCAACGTGGTATTATCGCCAAGATTGATTTCGTCATTGAACTTTCTGTTCAATTTGACTATAAAATGATGTAGCGGCTTCATATTAATCGAAGTTGAGGTCATACTCAATGATACAAGGCATATCGTCAATAGCTTTCCAAACCATTGTACCTTCTTCATTCTCGATGTATATGAGATATCTTTTTTTAGAGAACCTATGTAAATGCGCCTCATCTTCAACAATTGCGCTCACTTTTCCTGCTCCTGCACGCATACCTACGTAATACGCCATAGCATCCTTTGGGTCTCGCCCAATAATAATCTTTCTAATCATTTCAATTTAATTGTATTGGTGGTTAGTTTAAACTATTGTCTCCCCCAAAGTGCTTGAGCCACCACTCAATTGTTCCTTCTTTAGGTTCATTTTCTTTCATATCCATTCGATATGCTTCCACACAGTATGATAACATATCATCTAGCTCCTCCTCATCACTCACTGATATAGAAGATAACAGACTCATGTTGGCACGCTCCTGTCCTTCTTCATCAATGTATACGTTATCCATGTCTAAAAATCCTACAGCTAGACAGGATATAAACTCATTCTCTAAGTCATGCTTTTTAACTACAGCGTTAATAGCCAACAGCAAATCTTGAATCTCTATAATACATTCTTTTTGTTTTTCAGTCATCTTAGATAATGTTACCAATTTCTTTTACTTGGAATTTAATTTGAGTCAGAGGAGTAAGTATTATATCACCAGATTGAGACTCTATTCTTATCCTCAGCTGCTCTCCATCATTTATGATAAATATACCCCAAAAAGAATCAACTTGTAAACCAGTAGTTCCTTTTGTTCTAGTAGCTTGTTGTTTAATATTCCAACCAGCACCTTTATTTGTTTCTAAGTAATAAGTAATGTCAGAGTTAGGGCTAAATACTTCTACGTATGCAGCCATGTCAATGTAAATTACCTGCGGAGAACCAGAGGAATTTAATATATACTCTGGATGAGGCTGAGAAAGTTTTGCTGGCGCAGTACCAAAGTGGTATGATGCGTTTTCTGCTGTATTGTCTGGTGCGCTAAAAGAAACAACCTGTGAAGCACCGCTCTCAAGAGCGTATGGTGATTCTGGTACACCTACAAACATCTCCTCGTGTACGCCTACAATTGAAGATGTATCTACGGTAAAGTTGGGATACGTCCCTGTAACTGTCGCTCCACCTGTACCTGTGATACTAACTACTCTATCTGGTGCATCGTTATTGATTACTACACGTTGGTTGGTGTTTTCAACGATGGTAGAGATGCCAGTACCTCCGAAGAATGTGAAATCTTCATTTGGGCTAGACGCAGCGTGAACTCCAAGGTCTCCCCTAAACTGTTTAAATGTACCTGTAATAGCACTCGTAATAGTGAAAGAAGGATAGTTGCCACCAATGACATTGTACGTATCTCCAGTAATGCTTACAGTTTGGTCTGGGCGACTATTTGTAATAGTAAGGTTAGGGTAAGTGCCACTAATTAAGATATCACTACCTGCTGTAAGATTTACTGTGTCTACAAATGCTGAAGTTCCGAGCGTTTTTGAAACGGCTACACCGTTTTCAACAAACAACGCTTCCGTTGCCGTAGCAGAAGTAGATGGAGCAGTAGTGAATGATAGCTCATCTACACCTACTGTTGAAGTAGATAGATATAGAGCAGATGATGTTCCGTCACCGTCCTCAATGTTTACCAATGTCGATGATAGACCAGAGGTTACTTTAAGTAGTAATGGATAGGTGTCTTTAACCTTTGTATTTGTAAGAGTAGCCATTTTAATATCTTTGTATGTAATGCAAATTTAATAAAAATGGCAAAGCGAACCAGAAAGGGAATGTTTAGGGACTTCAAGATGAAAGACCCAGACAAGATAAACCGCTCCTACAATAAGTACTATAGGTTAGCTATGAGAGATATGGTAGCTCATTATGACGTATCAGAGCGTGAGATGAATTTCATGCTCTTTGTATACGACTATGAGTTCTTTACCATAGACCATGTATCACAGAATTACTTTTACAGTAAAGATAAAGTAGGTTTACGACTTATATATCCCTTACAGAATAAGGGATTAATTTTCAAGTACTACGATAAGTTGTCTCCAAAAAATTACGAAGACGCTATGTTTGCCGAGAGCAAGTTTAAATACCGTGTTAGATACGCTATAACGCAAAAGGCACGACTCCTCGTGCAAAAGTTCTACCGAAAACTAGAGGGAGAGGAACAGATTAATGTGCCAGCTTAACCTTGAATGGTGCTTTCAGCGATGCTCCCTTATGAGGTACGAACTTACCCTTGTGAGGCATAAGGTAATAGCGACCCCCTTCGGACATCCAGTGATATCCGTTAGGGGCTTCTACCATTACTTTTTTACGTGATGCTTTCATTACTTTTTTGCAGCTCTTTTCTTTAGCTTCTTAGCTATCATTCCACCTTTCTTGAAAGACTTGTCATCCTCAAATGGAGCGTCTCCAGCAGGGAGTCTCTTTCCTACCTCACCGTAGTAAGGTCTAGCAATAGACTCTCTCTTCTTGCGATTATCTACTTGCTTTTGTAAAGACTTTCGTGATGAAGGACTCAGTGGCATACCATCTCTTTTACCTGTAGCCGCTTGTTTAGCAAGCTTATTGGTGAAATCCATAGACTTAGCAAGGTCGCTAGAAAATTGCTTGTCTACCATCTCTTTAGTAAGCTTCTTACCTTTTGGTGGGTCAACTTTTCCACCTCCCTTATACATGTTCTTTTTAGCTTTCATAACTATTTTTTACTTCTGTTCTTTTTTGCAGACATAAATCTACCTTCAGTGTGGTCGTAATCCATGCCATCTCCGTTACCATATCTTCCTGCCTCCCTACGCTTCTTTACAAGCTCAGCACGATACTGTCTCCTCTTCTTAGTTGAGTGGTACTTTGTATCATACGCCTTCTTCTTATCACGAGACTCCTTGTTCTCAGCATAGTATTGTGCAGATGACTTCTTCTTAGCTTTCACGTTTCATGCAATTAAGTGATTCGTCACAGTGACACACTTCATCCCCACCACATTCAAAATGATGAGGTACATCCTTGTCCTCTACAACTGTTAAAGTATAGAACAGTGTAATGCATAACAGGGCTAACAATATGAGTATCAGTGTCATACGGCAAAGATAAGTAAAAAACAAAACAGATTCTGTTTACCTCACTATATCTGAGGACAGGGCAGAGTGCACCTTCATTCAACGGAACGATAAAAGATTATAGAAGTCTTTGGCGGTGTCGTCCCAAACAGAACCGCCTGAATGACTCAGCTAAGTTACAACTTATTTTTGATAAAATCAAGAGAGTATAAATACTCAATGAATGCCTTTTAAAATAACAGAATCCTAGCAAACACAATGCTTTCACGCTTTAGGTATTTAATACTAATGCAGAACTCATGTTCAAGACGAGTCGAAAAAGTGATTGAGTTATTTAGGGATTGGGGATTATATATGTATTAGGGCGTGCGGTTGCGGATACCCAAACGCATCTGCATACCCATGCCCCCATACACGAGGCAAAACGCCTCAAAACTTTTAGGTTTTTATACCTACCACAGCTCTCGCATACGCTTGTGGCTACCGCTCATACGCTTAGGTACATATGCCTACTCGCACAAGGGACTGAGTACAAAATACTAAATAGGTGTTTATACTTAGATTAGGTATAAATGCTTAGTCGTTACTTCGTAACTGCGCATCACACGCA